TACCGATACTGTTCGTTGTTGTTTTAAATAAAGAGCCAGCATCTCCAATCTTTCAGGAGAATCTTTTACTAGACCCAAGATAAGATTACAGGTACTACAGAGTACCCCTCGCACATCTCCGGTTTCATGATTATGGTCAACTACCCAGCCCACACCATCTGGTTGATAAGTACCACAACCTAGACATCTACTTCCCTGAGTATTTAGGATGGCTCTACCCTTTCTGTGTATTGGTCTAACCACTTTCACTTTGTTGACCCTGACCCCTGTAAAATCTTTGCATCGCCCAGACAATTTAATGCTGGACAATTTATCAGCTTCAACCGGGGTCAGGGTTACATAGACGTGCTTCATTTTTCCTCTATCACAAAGATGTAGTTACGGTAAACGTGACCGAGATGTACAGAAGCGAGAACACCGGCTTGAAGGTCACAGTCACATCGACCGTGGTTGGGTCATTCGGGTCAGGAATGACTGCAAGGTTCTGGTACGCCGTGATGATTTCGTTTGAAATCAAGGAACGGAGACGGGCGTTGCAAACGGCGGTGATGTCGTTCACGAGGCTGTCCACGAGCTTGCGACCAATGAACTGCTTGAGGTCGGCACGGAATTGCTGACGAACATAGTCAGTAATCGTTGTGCATGTCGGCTCCGATGTAATCGGGTTCGACGGGTCTGTGGACTTGTAGTGACGGATGTTCAACGCACCGTTGTTGTCGGTGAGGAGAACAAGGCCCTGAGCAGCCATGTTGTTCATCGTTGCGTCGTCGTAGCGGATGAGGAGGCGAGTGAAGCCAACCAACTCTTGGTTGGTCAGTGAGGTCGCCACATCGTTAGCCGGGTTGGTGTTCAAACCAGCCAGAGCCGCCGCCATGAATTCGCCAGAGATAGCGTATTCGACCGCGATGCCCGTCTGAGAATCCGTAATCTGGAGACCGGCAACTGGATTGCCGACAGCAATCATACGGGAGTTCGCAAGACCTGTAGCGTTCGCGATAGCCTGTGCGGCTGTCGTGTACTGACTGTAACCGACAAAGCCAATGCCTTCACCCTTGTAACGGATGGTGGCCTGAGTGATAAGCTGACGGCTCAGGAACTGGTGAACCGTTGGGCTTGTGCTCAGAGGTACAATGACGTTCGCCTTCTGCGTCGTCCCCGGCAGATTTACCGTGAGAGTCTGGATAGCAGAGATGAAAGCATTGTCCGAAGCGGTGTTGAGACCTGTCTGCTTCGGCACCTGAATGGCCCCAAATGTCTGGGTACCGTTCTGAGTCATCAACTGAATGCCGAGAGACAAACGGTTGGTGGTATTCGGTTGACCGTATGCCGTGTAGGCATCCGCTGCATTGGTGAAAATCTGGATTGCCATGTCGGCGGCGGTCTTGGCGACCGTGAAGGTAACGTAGTAGAACTCGCCCACAGACGGGGTGTTGCCAGACTTGTTGTAGGTGTTGATAATCGCCGTGTCACCAGCGTTGGCACCGAAAGTCGTGACGACCGTGGTGTGGAGGCCGGAGATGGCGACAAGGTTGTTCGGCTGTGCCGTTCCAAACGGGAAGTACGTGGTGCCCGTGTAGCGGACAGCAGACTTGCTCACCACAAACTGGAGAGTGTCGCCCGGAGTGAACTTGTATTGAGGCGAAGGAAGCGAAGTGTATCCGTAGAACGCACTCGCCAACGCATCAGCCGGGTTCACAATCGTGAACTTCAAGCCAGTGGTTGCATCCTCGTAGGTTGCATCGAGGTAGCCAACACCGTGAGAGCCCAAAGTTCCAGCGGTCGAAGTAACCGTGTAGCTGTGGGTGTACGGGGTTGAGATTGGGTCAGCGCCCAGTGCAAGGTTGGTTGCACCCGTGACACTCGGTTGCCCACTCGTAACACCAGTTGCTGCACAAGTGACCGCTCCAAAAGTGACAGTCCGCGGGAACTCTGCGGCAATCTGTGCAAGAGTCAGCAAGCGGCCAGTGGAGTTCGCATTGATGATGATTGCGTTTCCTGTGATGGTGAACGCAGGACCAGTCGCGGTTGTAACATCAATAGCGATGGTAATCGCATTTCCACCCACACCCGGATTGGATGAAGTGAAAGTGAGGGTACCGCTACCGAATGTCAAAGCCAAACTGGCTTGAACACCCGGAGTAACTGTGCTGCCGTCGTTGTTGAATGACAGGGTAACTGTCTCATCAACCGCGTTGGGCTCATCCCATGCATCCGAGAACGCGCTCGGCCAGACGATGCCGGTCGTTGCGAAGTTCGGGTCGGTGACAACGGTGGTGCCAAGGCTGACAACCGGGAGCACATAACCAAACTCATTCTTGAGTGTGTAGGTGCCCTGACCGGACTGAGCAGGATGGACAACCGTTACGGTGTAGCTGTGGTCATTGAGAGTGTTGCGATAGTAGTTCGCATACACCTTCAAGCCGGACGCCGGAGGATTGTACAGAGTCACAGTGGCTGTGTCTCCGACCAAACGGGCGACCGTGACCGTCCCTGATTGAAGGGCAGTGAAGGGGTTGGTACCAACATAGACCTGAATCTTGCTCGGGTCGCTGGTCACAACATCAAGGCCGCTGCCGTCAGTAGGAACATCGGGCAAGGTGAAGACGGTGTTCTTGCCGTCGCCTGTACCGGCGTACTGCAAGAACACCTTCTCGTCAATCAACGTGGTGTTGATTTGAGTCGGCCCGAACGGGGTGTAACCGGATGTGTTGACGCCGGATGTAGTTGAGGAAGATGCTCCCCAATTGATAACCGGGTTGCCATTTGAGTCCACACCGAGGACGTAATCCACGTCCTGAATGAAGTCGGCACGGTCAGGACCGAGACCTACCTCAATGATGCTCGAAACGTTGGACGCTGGGAGCAAGTCGGAAGTGTTCTGGTAGGTGTTGGTGTAGTAGGTCGCCACGAGGCTAGAGCCGAAAGCTACCGGAGCCGCCAAAGTAATGAGACCGTCCGCACCGTCAACCGCTGATACAATGACCGGGCTGCTGTTCACAAGAACCGTGACAAGAGCAGGGTTCGTAGTGACCACACCGCCATTGGTACCATCAACGATGGGGGTATGGGAAACCTTGAATACCGTGTTGCTGTTTGGTCCTTCTCCATCGGCAAGGTTAGCCGCAGAGCCAGCCGTCAAAGAACCGGCACCAATCGGAGTTGAAGCCACAAGGTATCCAGCCGAAAGGGTGAGGATGCCAGCTTCAACGAGATTGTAGAGGTCAACTACTGTACGGTTGACCACCGGGCTGGAAGACTTGGTGATGTTGATGGAGATGGTATCTGTTCCATAACCACTCACAGCCAAGGAGTCAACCACTGGAACACCAGCAACAAGCTGGATGCTCACGTTGTTGCCCACCGCGCCCGGAAGGGTTGTGGTGAGGGTGACAGAAGAAGCTGTGGGAGGAGAGGTGATACCGTCGATGGTCAGGGAAGCGAAGGCGGGAATCTGGTCAGACAAATCCTCATTGGTGATGAGGGTGTCGCCGCGCTTGAAGTAGTACGTTACTTCAACATTCGAACCCGCAGGTGGAATATCCTGTAGGATGAATGTGCCCGTCGCACCAGCGAGAGAGATGACTGTGGCTGGAACGCCATCTACCGTGACCTGAATCTTGGAGGGGTCGTTGGTGGTGGTTCCCTTGCCACTGCCGTCAGTGACCGGAAGATAGGTCACAGTGAAGGTGCGGGTCAAACCCGTTACTTCATTTGAGATGTTTTCATCGACAGCTTGGTCATCAGCCACGGCAGAGGAGCCACGGAAAAGTTCCACGTTACTCTGGGTGAAATATTCAAGACCCTCGCCGATGATGACGGGAATACGCGCAGAGCCAAAGAGCGGCTGACCGCCGCCTTCAATTACGACGCTTGTGTATACTCCGGGAGGTGCGTAAGAACCGAATAGTGCCATGGGTGATGCTCCAGTCTAAAATGGACTTCAATCTGGGAAACAGAAAGTCCAAATTTTTCTTAGTTATTGAGCGATTAAAACTTTTCGCCCGGATTTACCTTGCTATCGGGAACGGTAACAGCCGTCAGTTTCCCTTCTTTGAGCGGCTTGTACTCGTTCTTTCCAATTGCTGTCAAGGCTTGAGTCCCTGTTTCCTGCCGAACCTTATTACGAACGGCCTGACGCTCATGAATCTGACCCCAGCGTTCCTCGGCGTTCCTTCCAATCGCTACGTCCAAGCTGGCTCCCTTAGTCATGGATTTCCCATGAACAATGGAAAAACTGCCGGGACGTACTCCCAACTTTGCCACTTTGCCGCAGTTGGGACACACAATCTTGTTAGGCACCCTGCCCACTGGGAGTAACTTATCTATCTGTGCCCCACATCCGCCTTCGGAGGTCCAGCACTGATAGAATTGTTCCTCGGTCACTTCCTGCTCCTCGTGAACCAAATCCTTTCCACAGATGGGGCAGGGTGGGACTGATTTCTGCATACTCTTGGGCACTGTATCGAAGTACAAGTGCTCATAGTCATAGTTGCATGGTTCGCAACGGTAAATTTCCTTAGACATGTGTCTCTAAGTCTCCTTAAACTGATTAAGGGATACAAAGTCAGTTTTCATTTGCCTCTTCTGTTGCTCACGATTTAACGCACTCACTCGCATCTTTTCGATTGTCTCAGGTGTGTTCTTTCTCCCGATATAAGGAGTCATATCACGTTTCGATGCGGCGATTCTCATTCGTTCAATGGTTTCGGGTGTATTTTGTCGTCCAACATTTTCTTGGTAGTTCCCATTAGCTCGACGGGTTGCTACTCGCTTGACTGCTATTTTGGGGTCATTATTAGGGGTTAGATAGGCCCCTTTAGCACGACGAGTAGCAACCTGTTTTGCAACTGACTCCGGTGACCGTTTCTTTCCTGTCCACCACGAAACACCATCACCACCCGGTGTTAGGTTGTAGCCTTTGTTTGGGTCGGTGGAATCATAGAATTGAATGAAGTATTTCTCTTTCTCGTTCATCTCCACTTCAGAAGAAGCCTTATAAAGGGTCTCTATGGTAAACTTGTCAAATCCGTATTTCCTAAGGGCTTGCTTTAGGTATGACTTATTTCCCCTTCGAGCCTCGGAAACGTGCTCCCGCCAGCGGGTTATCAGTTGTTTCTTCACTGTCTTTCCTATGTAAACTTTCCCGTTGACTTGATTCGTTATCTTGTAGACGACCATGATTTCTCCTATCTACATACAAGACAGGAAGTTGGAAAACTAAGAATACCAAGTAACAAACTGAAATTGTGATGCCCCAAGTGCCTGTACCCGAGGAGCCAGTTGCAGCTTCCCTTGAAAGTCTGGAAGGTATGCAGTGTCCGTAATCTCAAAGGACGCGACTCGCGTGACCTTGGGACGGAAGACCTTCCAATCCGCCGAGGCAGAGATTGACACGCTGTATGTAAAAGATGGAGCCGTGCCTGAATTGTCACGAGGCTGACCACGGTAGCTGCGACGTGCTTCAAAAATTGTGATGCCGTCCGCTTCCATATTCTCCCGGCTGTACACAAGCAGTCTCTGCTTCAGTAACTCCGACAAATCGGAAGAGGTCTGAAGGTCGTTCGACCGTACATCCAAAGTAAAGTCCAGATTTTCTTTAGAACCATAAACCTCATAAGTCTCAGTAGTGCTTGGGTTTACTATGATGGCTACTTGGTCATCCACAACTACACTATCCCCCATAGCAAGGTATAGTCCGGGTAGCACATTGCCATTCAGGTTGTACTTCAGTGCTGTAGCCGTGGTCTGGCCGGAGTTAACACGAACTTCCCAACGAAGCCAGTCACCCGGCAGAAGCAATTGGGGGAGAGTTATCGTCCCGTCTGCGTTGGCAACCGCCGTATTGTAATCCCCTGAGTTGGTGTGAATGAAAATCTGTCCGCCCACGAGAGTTTCATTCGGGAGAATTCCAACCTGAAGGATATTCTCTGGGTTAGTACCAGCCACTGTAGTGGGGTCGATTTTTTGAATGACATTGGCGGTGATAGTGCTGCCATTAGGTGTCCACGAACCCAACTGAATGAAGTTCAGGCCGTAGAAGTTCCAGTCAATCCCTTTACGAAGCTGATAATCATCTTGGTCTGTCAACGTAAAGGACACCCAAGGTACAGGAATGTTCGCCACCTCCGCTCCACCAACTGTGCTTTCGATAATGACCATGGAGGTTGGGCGTTGATACCAGTAGTCGGCCATAGGAACAAGCGGCTCTGGTGGAGACGTGTTGGTATAGAGTTGCAGAAGCTGCGTAGGTTGGAGAAGGATGACCTTATCCGTGAATGCTTCAATCGCTACCGGGGCTCCGGGAGGACTGGAAGCCAAGTCGGTGGCGATGAGAGTGGTTCCATCAATACCGGGGCGGAGATAAGCCACAGAGCCCACAGCGTTGTTGTAGCTGCCTTCAATCCAACGGAACTTCTCAATGGTGAGTCCCACTTTGTTGGTTTGTATATCCACAGAATCGACGTTGAGGTAGTAGACCCCGGCGTCGGGGGTTTGCTTGGTCTTGTCTGTCTCAGTTACCCATTCGAGGAAAGCCCCTTCTTTATTTTCAACCTTGCAGAGAATCGCTCGACCATATTGGTTGCACATGAAGTAGTCAGGGGACAGACGATTTCCAGACGTAGTGACATCACGGACGGTGACCTGCACGTCTTTCCACTGAATCATGTTGTTGTATTGGTGCGTGACTTCGCCCAGCGTGGCATTGAACCGGGGATTCCGGGACACCGCACTCCGAATAACTCTTAGGAGATAACTCACCAAATTGGCTCCAGTTAAATCTATCATAATCAGTAACTTAGCCCCCTATTCTTTATAGTAGATTTAGCAAGAAAAGAAGAACAGCTACGTGAACAGCATTTTTTTGAATGCAGCTTATTTGGTATCAAAAAAGTGGTGTTACATGTTGGGCAGACGCGGTTCACAAGTGGGGATTTCCTAGCTTCACTTAACTTACGACGATGTTCATCTGACTTTGGTTTACCTTTCAAAGCAGACGATATGCTGGACTTCCATTCTGGGGTTCTCTTGAGACTACGCAAATGAGCACTACACGCTTCTCTACGTTCTTCGCTGAGGGGAATCCCTTTTTTGGATTCGCTAATGTGAAGGGCGTGCTCCTCTGAACGAGTCTTCCCTTTTAAGGCTC